ATTTGATACACCTTTTTTGTTGAAACATAAACCATCTATACAAGATGCCTTACTAAATGGAAAATCTCTATCCGAATTAAAAATAATACTATCTGGATTTGCTGGATTAGCAACAAAACCTTTTCCGCTAAAAGTGATATTCCTTAACAATCTACCAACCTTATGATCTTGATATACACCACCACCACCATAAGCTCGTAAATGTTGTGTAAGGAAAGCAGTATTTTCACCTCTAGCAATTACATGGTATTCACCATCAGGCGATTCAACTGCATAATCAAAACCTTTAAAAATGCACTCCATAGAAACACATTTTTCACCAGACTGAATTTCCCTAATCAGTTGTTCAGCCCTAGCTTTGTATTCAGGATCTTGCCACTGTCTATAAATAACAGAAGCTACTAATATATGATATACATCTGGTAAGTCTTTACTGTTAATATCACTGTTTAATAAGTCAAAGTTTTTATCAACAGGCCAATTTCCAATAATACTACCAACGATTTCTTTTTCATTATGCTCAAGGTTTGTTGGTTTATATAATGGTGTTTCTCTAGATGCCCAAACTTCATCTGGACTAAACACATCATCATTCTTATTCCATGAAGTACTTACAAGAATAGAATAAACCTTAAAAATATCCTCGTCTTCCGCAGATGCTTTGGTAAGCCAATCAATTTCATTTTTTATATCAGTACTAATAGAGTTACCTAAATCATCTTTATCTAACATAGTAGGCATAGTGTATGCAATAGAAGCATTAGCTTTAATTTGTGCTTCTAAACCGGCCTCTATTTCTGCTTGATAAACTTTCATACCTTACCTCGTATAGTTATAGGTGTCTTACCTATTCTAATCTACACCAATTTATTTTGAAACATAAAAATCTGCGTAATAAGAAGCCCTTATGTTTCTAATTTCATCAATACTCAATTTTCTATCTAAAGAAGAACCGGCATCATCAATCCAGTCTTTACAGTGTCTAGTATGAGTTTGACTAAATGCTTTACTCATAGCTTGACCCATATTTTCCAATGTCAAATCCACGAACGGTTCTAAATTCATCAATATGTTAAACTTAACCTCTTCTGCATTTTCAAACTCTTCAGCAGTAAGACTTCTCATATTTCCTTTAGTATATTGTTCTAAAATCCCAGGATTCATAAATTCTGCAATCTTATATTGTGCATCTCTAGCCCATGTCTGAATAGATGCTTTCAATGCAGGTTTGAATGTTCTTTCTTGTCTTGGACCTGAATCATTTGAATTTTTAGGTCTACCAACTTGACCTGTATCTGCTGGTTGTTCAGGTCTACCCTGTATTTGAGGACCAGCTTGTTTTTGTCTTTGTTTTGTTTCTTTCTGTCTCATAGTAAGAACAGAATCTTCACCCTTTTTCTTTTCATTAAGTTCCAAACCAACTTCACTTGGAGATGTAAGACCAGTTTGTAAAGTAATCTTTTTCATTTGGAAATCTTGATCTGCCTGATGGAATGGACTAACCTTCTCATCTTTTCTATTGTTTTCATTAGCTGTTCTTCTAATTTCCATATCAGGATTTGCCTTAATGTATCTCTGCAAGTATTCATCACTAAGAATGTTTCTATCTGCCATACTCAACAAGATATTCATAATAGAAGAAGGATCTTCCAAGTTCATATAATCAAATTCAATAACAGCAGGATATCTAAAGCCCATTGATTTTTGAACGATCTTAACTTGCTCTTCCCAGAAATTAGTAACAATAGTTCTTACATAGTTTAATCTCTCAGTGAGAGTCTTCAAAGAAATAAAGTTATTAGTAGTTCCACTAGCACCAAATGTTCCTGTTAATGTTGGAGGAATACCAAGTGCTGCATAAATAGCCATAAGAGTTGGACGGTACTTTTCTTCTCCCAAGAAAGACTGAACATCCGTACTAGTTTCAATCAATTCAATATCTGGACCCCAGATAATATCCTTCGTGCCACCTTGAACATTAGCTCCAAGAATACTTTCCAATGCACTAGATGCTGCTTGGGTTGGTGCAAGTTTGTGGTCTAAGCTACCAAGTTTCCAAACGCGAATCTTTGAGATAGCACCATCCAACGCTGCCTGATCAGCTAATTTTAACTTCTCATACAACATTAAATCTCTGAAACAAGCATAAGTCATAGGATCTGCCCATGCTTGCCAATCATCTTTTTTATAGTAATAAACAAAAGTCTTATCTGGATCTAAAGGAATAGCCTTATGATCATTAATAGCTCTTTTTAATTCTGATGGAATCTCAGAAAGAATCTTTTGTATCTCAATGTTTGGATTATTAGTCATTTGACTAAGTTGCATTCCATATGTAGATGGAACTTTAATTGCATATCTTATTTTATCTGTAAGAGATGCTAAGGGTCCACCAATAACTTCTATTAACATTGGGTCAAGAAAGTTATACTTCCAAGGTATTTCATTTTTAGCATACTGTATGTCCCCTCCTATGGGTTGCATATCGGGGGACGCTACAGCACGTTGCATCTCCAACCGCTTTTTAGCATTGATTTTAGCAGTCTTTGATTTTATTACGACATTTGCTTCTCTGAACAACAGGTTGCATAGCCTTTCAGAAACAGCTTGTCCATCTATCCTATTAAACCAGTCTTTGTAAAAATTCTCTACCCTCTTGTTTCTATGAGCTAACCTAACACCCTGACAAGCAAAATCACCCATCAAGTCAATAGAGTTTCGTATTAACCCAATTCTTCTATAAGCATAACGAGCAAATCCAATAATCTCTTTTGGAGCAGTTGGAACTCTAGAATCTGGACGGAACCAATCAAAGTCAGATTGCTTTAGACCGGGACGACCACTTAAATCAGTTGTAAGGTCAGAATAATCTCTACGATATGAAGAATAACTTGCCTTAGAAATTGATTGATTAGAAATGGCTTCACCATATTCAGCAAATGCCTGTTCCATATCTTTCTTAGATGCCCAACTACGATATGCTGGATCTGACATTAATTTTACTCCTTAGAAGAATAATAGGTATTATAATACTTATTGATTATACACCATTACTCATTGAAAAGTGTCAATTATTTTTCTTGACCATAAAGCATGTGCCGGGAGTATAAGATTGTGCCCATTCTGGACCTACATACATTCTACTATCTGTTTGTTCATTCTTACCACCCTGTCCAATAATCCTACCAATATTAACATAAGTAGGAGCAGGTATAGCTCTTTGCATAGAACGAGCAATCATATTAGCAATAACAAGAGCAGAATAACGGTCTTTTCTCATCCTACCCTTTTTACCTGTATCAAGTTTGATTTCTGGAGTATCAAACCTTTCTCTTCCATTAGATGTAACACTCACAACCACTGTAGTAAGTTCAGATTTAAGCTCTTCAATATCCATAACACAGTCTTCAAGAGTATCATACAGCTTCAATGCGGCTGAATCTCCATAAGTTTCTTTTAAACTCTTGAATTGCATTTTATCTTTTTCAGTCATAAGAGAGAGTGTTACAGTGTCAAATCTAGGAAATAATAATACCTTATCTTCAATATCTTTACGAAGACCATGATTTGCTTTACTAGTCCATTCAGCACTTGCAAAGTTAATATATTCTAGAATATGATCCCCAGCAATATCATCGGTAGGTTTTTTCTTATTATCCTCTATTATGGGTAGGATTTTTCTCTCTCCGGGTTGTAACTTATCTTCATCCGCTAGACCTTCAGCAATCGCAAAACCACCACCTTGGGAGTCAATACCAATTCTTGAACATGGAAAAACTCTCATAAGTTCACGAACTTTCCTAACACAGAAACTATAATAATCACTTACATCAGTAAGACCCATTCTCATACGAGCCTGAAAATCTTTCTTATTTGTAGTCCATGAATAAACAAGTCTGTGATGTTCTGGATGGAGTTCAATAATGATAAGAGCAAAGTTATCCTGTTCACTAGCGGGGTCAATACCATAGACATACTGCCTATCTTGTTGACCTCTGGTAGTAACATCAAAAACAGAAGGACAATATGAAGGCCACTCAGGTTTCTCTACATTTTTATTGTGTGCCGTTGCTGCTTCAATTAAACTTCTTCTAAAGAAACCTTGAGAATCAGTTGTGAAACACGCACCGTATTCCATTTGATAGATGCCATTGTGCATAGTTGCTCTAGCTCTTGTAACCTGTTGATCATCCATAAAGCCTTCTGGAATGAGTTCATACGGTATTCTAATAACTGAGAATTGTGTCCAGTCCAATCTTTTCATATAATCTGGAACATCCCCATTTTCTGTATTATCAGCCATTCTGCGGAAGTCGCCTTTGTTCTTAATCGTAGAACAATATTTCTTCCAGTAATCTGCAAATGGTTCAAAGTCATAACCACATGTTCCCGCTAGAATTGACTGGTTCTGTTGTCTGTCTTTGTATTCACCCTCTTGATCTTCTGTCCATCTACCTTCTGCCTGCATCTTTCTACGCTTCGCTGCCTTCTTAACATTATCTGTAGGTTTAGCAGATACAGCAGCAAAACCAGCAACAACAGTCTCATAGATATCAACAGGAATAGAGTTAAATTCGTCAGCAATGATTGTATGAGCACGCAGACCTCTAATCTTACTACCATCACCAAGAGGAACTGCCATAGCCCATGACTCATTAATCTTCATCTGACATCTATCAACATCTCTACGAGGTCCAGAGGCATCAGAACAAATACTTTGTAAAAGTGGAGCATTTCTCCAAATAGTATCCATATATTCAAATATAACTTTGGACTGCCTAAAGGCAGAACCTACAATGACTATTTTAGTCCCCGGAACTAATGCACAACGAAGAGTGCAATAGACCGCGAGAAGGAATGACTTACCAAAACCACGACTAGCAATATACATAGGAAACGCCTTAGTCCAGAGTTCCCTCAATACTACTACTTGCTCAGGGAGCAATTCTATATTTAATAGAGTTTTTGCAGTCCAGTAGAAATACTTTGGATTATTCATAAGAGACAGGGCATACAGATGTAGATTATCCCTAGCTTTCTGGGGTAATTCTTTGAAGGGATTTTTTAGACCCTTAACATCATCAGAAGTTAGATTAAGGTATGCTAAATCATCACTATCTACATCGTAATGGTTATTTATCATTATAGTAATCCCATACTGATCTCATGATACGAAATGCTATACGTTGTGCCCTTTCACTATCTCCTGCTGCAATTACATGAACACCTTTATCAATTCTTAAAGTACTCAGCAAGGACATTATATAGTTGCCTTTAATCCGAATTTTACTTCTTATCTTCTTATCCTTTATTGGGTCTTTACTAAATATAACTCCATCAGGATATCTTTCTATATCTAACCATGAGAACTCTAATATAAGGAACTTATGTGGAAATGTTTGCATTCTATCCATTTCAGTCCAAAATCTTTTCTCAGAGCAGTTTCCAGCAAGTTCAGATACGGATTCTTTACGTTCTATACAAAGAAGATGTTCCATATCCTCTATAGTATAGTCACCTATATTAACTTTGGCCTTGGTGGTGCCTGAACAGTATTGGTCCTCTTCAAACCACCACCCATGACCATCTTTCTCTCTCGTATCTTTTATTATATG